AACGAAGACTATTTCTTTGGCACAACCCGCAACAAGTTTGAGAGTTATGATTGCTGCTAACAGACAAGAAGATGCCGATTTCCGCGTCTTCTATAAACTCATTAAAGCAGATTCAAGTGAAGTTGATCAAAAGTTTGCACCATTCCCAGGTTGGGATAACCTTATTGATGACGACGGTGATGGATTCGGTGATCGTGTCATTGATCCACAAAAGAATAGCGGTAGAGCAGATGCGTTTGTTTCTCCAAATGATTTTGAAGGATTCTCTGAATATCAATTTACCGCCAATAATCTTGATCAATTTACTGCATTTGCAATTAAAGTTGTTATGTCATCTAAGAATGAATCTACACCAGTAAGATTGAAAGATTTCAGAGCTATTGCACTTGCATAATAAATATGGAAGAAAAAGATTTTATTCAAGTTGAAGGAGAACATAATCTTTTCAGAGATAGAAATACTGGCGCTATTCTTAATACCGATAGCGCCGGTTATATTCAATATCAAAAAATGAAACAACGAAGACAATCTGAGCGTGCTGAACTTGATATGATAAAAAATGATATAGAAGAAATCAAATCACTATTGAGGCAACTTGCCAATGGATCCTGATAAAATTGAATTAGAAAATTTAAGCAAGAGTTTTGAATATTTCAAACTGGCAGCAGAGGTTGACAACATTACTTCTGTTGAGGAATTGAGAAATCTGGCTAAATCCTACATAAAACTCTATTTTAAACAACAAGAAGTTGTAAGTAGTTTGGGACTTTAAGGAATATAAATATTTCTACATCCTGAACTGTATATAAATGGCTGAAATAAAAGTCAGAGTAGGTCAGCAACCGGCGGTAAAAGTAATATCTTCTCTCGCAGGTGCCCAGGGTCTCTCTTTGGCAGAACTCAGTGATGTTAGTGCTTCTAACTTGCAAAATGGTATGGTGCTAGTTTACAACAGTAGCATCAGAAAATGGGAAGCAACACTTACCCTGACGCCAGGCGCAACGCAGAATTTAGACATCAACGGAGGAAATTTCTGACATGGCAAGTATTATCAGGATTAAAAGATCCTCGGGTACTAGCAAACCATCCACCCTACAATGGGGTGAATTTGGATATGTAACCGGTATTGGTAGTTTCGGAGGAACTAATCAGTACAAGGACAGAATTTTCCTTGGAGATGATGGTACTAACGCCAACCCAGTTGGTGGATATTACTACACCTCAATGATGGAGCACGATCCAGGTGCTGTTGCAGGTGTACAAAACACAAGAAACCAAGACGGTGGCGTTGTCGCCGTTATGGAACCACTGCCAAATACTGGTCTTGGTGGTGCTTCTTCACTCAAAGTGGATCAGTGGAACGTCGATAATTTAAGAATCGATACCAATACAATTTCTTCAACAGATACTGACGGAGACATTGTACTCGATCCAAATGGAACTGGTGAAATTCAGATTCCAGACGATACATTTCTCACTTTTGGTGATGATAAGAATGCAAAATTTGAATATGATGAGAATGGAGTAGATCAGTTTACTTATACTGGTGCCGACTTCCGCATTAATGTTGTTACAGAGTCTGTCAATAAGGACACTGGTGCATTAATTGTTGAAGGTGGTGTTGGTATTGAAAAGAGTCTGAATGTTGGTGGAAACTTTAGTGTAAGTGGAAATTCAATATTCGATTTAATCAGAATCGAAGATAATATTATTTCTAGTATTCCAGGAAGTAATGATACGATCTACATTGATCCATATCCCGATGGATTGAGCAATGAAGGAACTGTTATAATTAAGGGTAACTTACAAGTTGATGGTACAACCACCACCATTAACTCAACACAGAAGACGGTAAATGATCCGATCTTACATCTTGGTGATGTAACAAGCGCAAGAACGGTTATGGCAACCGTTGCTAGTGGTGCAAACTTAATTACTCTCGATTCTGTTGTTGGTATCAATACTGGGGATATAATTGCTCACGCAAATATTCCTAGTTCAACTTCAATCACAGCATATAATACTGGAACAAAAGTAGTTACTATCAGTGCCAACACGACTGCTGGCATTTCAACAACTGAGCAAGTAACAATTACTCATGCATATGATAGCAATACCGATAGAGGTATTTCTTTCGCATACAATAGTGGAAGTGGCGTTGCAGATAACGAAACTGGATTCTTTGGTATGGAGGATGACTCCATTGCCACCAGCACTGCTGGAGTAGATAACCACGGAACACACGCTGACGATAGCAGAAGATGGGTATATATTCCCGACGCTACTATTGCCAATAGTGTTGTAGCAGGAACCAAAGGTTTCCTTGATATCAAAGGTATTTACTATCAGTCTGGTGACTATGCAACTGGTGGTGTTGTCTATTTTGACAGCACTGGTCTTCAAAGATCTACAAATGCTGTTGCTTCTCCAATTTTCACTTCAAAGCAAGTTTTAACTGCAATCACTAAAAAGACATTTGATCTTAGTGTAGCAATTACTGCTTCTGCTGGTGATATTATTAGACAAGATACCAGTGGTGCATATGGTGTTGTTGAGCAAGGTGTATCTGGATCAACTCAAGTCAGTCTTGTTGGTATTGAAGGCACATTTACCACTGGAAGCAATCTGAGAAGAGAAGGTCAGAACGGATTTATTACAAATCTCGCTTCAGTTCCCAATACAATCACCGACATATATACTAATAAACCACACTGGACTTCAACTCTTGACGGAGGAACTTTCTGATACATGGAACAACAAAATGAAGTGGATGTAAATGTTCTCATTAAACTTTATAATTCCAAATTAGCAACATTAACAAATCAAAACGTTCTGCTTGAGGCAAAGTTAAGTACTTTGTCTCAGGATTATAAATCACAAGTAGAAGCACTGCTCGAAGAAAACGCCAATCTTAAGGCACAACTAGAGACAAAGTAATATGGCAAAACCATCAACTAGACAAGGTTTAATTGACTACTGCTTGCGTCAACTTGGTGCTCCAGTATTGGAGATTAACGTTGATGATGATCAAATCGACGATCTAGTTGATGATACCATTCAATATTTCAACGAGCGTCATTATGATGGTGTTGAAAAAATGTACCTTAAGTATAAAATTACTCAAGACGATATTGATAGGGGAATAGGTGCTGTTACTGCAGGTTCAGACACTGTAAATGGGACAACTGGGGTAGGAATTGTAACTACCACGGCAACTTCCACAGGTATTGCTGCAACCACATTCAATTTTTACGAAAACTCAAACTTCATTCAAGTTCCAGATTCAGTAATCGGAGTTGAAAGAATATTTAAGTTTGATACTAGTTCCATTTCTGGTGGAATGTTTAGTATCAAATATCAACTGTTCTTGAATGATCTTTATTATTTCAATTCGGTAGAATTGTTGCAATATGCAATGGTAAAATCATATCTTGAGGATATTGATTTTCTGTTAACTACCGATAAACAAATAAGATTTAATAAGAGACAAGATAGACTGTATTTGGACATTGATTGGGGAGCACAATCAGTAGGAGATTTTATTGTTCTTGAGTGTTATAGAGCATTAGATCCAGGATCTTTCTCACAGATTTATAACGATAGTTTTGTTAAGAGATATTTGACCGCTCTCATAAAGCGTCAGTGGGGACAAAACCTAAGTAAGTTTAAAGGTGTTAAACTTCCTGGAGGAATTGAATTAAACGGTGGAGAAATCTACCAACAAGCCGAACAAGAATTAAGTGACATCAAATCAAGGATGTCCATGGAATATGAACTTCCACCTCTCGACTTTATTGGATAATGGCACTTAATCCTTTCTTTTTACAAGGGACTGCATCTGAGCAGAGATTAGTCCAAGATATTGTCAATGAGCACCTGAAATTTCATGGTGTGGAAGTTACTTATATTCCAAGAAAATATGTAAATATAAAGACGATTATTGAAGAGGTACAAACTTCAAAATTTGATGACAACTTTGCAATTGAAGCATATGTAAACACTTTTGAGGGATATGGTGGTGCTGGAGATATCCTGACAAAGTTTGGTGTAAGTGTTAGAGATGAATTGATTCTCACAATCTCCAAAGAGAGATTTGAGGATTTTATCGCACCATTTATGGCAGGTCAGGACGACGGAACTGAAGATTCTATAATGCCAACTCCAACAAGACCCAGAGAAGGAGATCTTGTTTATTTCCCATTGGGACAAAGACTTTTCGAAGTTAAATTTGTTGAGCATGAAGATCCTTTCTATCAGTTAGGTAGAAATTACGTTTATCAACTCAAGTGTGAACTCTTTGAATATGAAGATGAAGTTCTTGATACAACAATTGAAGAAATTGATACTCAAATTCAAGATGAAGGATATATTACTACACTCCAATTGATTGGTGTTGGAAGAACTGCAACAGCATCGGCAATTATTGCAGGAACGGTTCCAAGTGGATATATTTCCGAAATTTATTTAAACAATGATGGTAGTGGATTTACTTCGGTTCCAACAATTGGAATTACTTCTTCCCCAACAGGTCAAGTTGGAGATAATGCAACTGCTGTTGGATTCTTAACAACAAGAGCTGGAGTAACTTCTATTGATAAGATTCTTCTAACAAATGCTGGTGCTGGATACACTGTTGCACCAACAATTACAATTACTGGTGGAGGTGGTGTTGGAGCAGCAGCAACTGCTGCTATTGTTACTTCTGGTCAAGGTGTGGTTAGAATTACAATTACTGATGGTGGTGTTGGTTATAGTACAACGCCTATTGTAACTATTTCTGGTCCACCAAGCAGTGGTATTGCAAAAACTGCTGTTGGTATTGCATCTATTGGTTACGACGGATCTGATAAGATTGTCAAGGCAATCTACATCAAAGATCCAGGTAGAGGATATAGTTCTGACCCAACCGTTACCATTGCAGATCCAGAAACACTATCTGGAGTTGGAACTTACCTGTTTAACGAAGTTGTTATCGGATCCAGATCAATGCTGGAAGCAAGAGTCAAAGAATGGGATGAAGATACTAAGGTCCTTAAGATTTCTAACGTTGGTATAGCAGACACTCAGATAGGATTCTATCCTGGTGAGCTTATTATTGGTAAGACTTCTGGAGCGTCTTATCCTGTCTTAATTTATACGCAGGATGACATTTATGATAAATACACTGAAAACGATGAATTTGAAAGACTAGGAAAAGGTATCCTAGATTTCACAGAATCAAATCCATTTGGTACTTATTAATGCTAGGAAAATATTATTATCACGAAATAATTAGAAAAACTATTATATCATTTGGAACATTATTTAATGATATCCATATCCGTCATGCAGATGGAGACGGAAATAGTGTTAGTGATATGAAAGTGCCATTGGCATATGGTCCTGTTCAAAAATTCCTAGCAAAAATAACACAACAATCTGATTTAAATAAACCAATTCAGATTACTATGCCAAGAATGTCATTTGAAATGACATCTATTCAATACGACTCAACAAGAAAGACAAGTTTAATACAAACATTTAAAACTTGTGAGGATGGTAGTAAAGTAAAAAAAGTCTTTATGCCAGTTCCATATAATATTGGATTTGAATTAAATATTCTCTCCAAACTAAATGATGATTCTCTACAGATTATAGAGCAAATCTTGCCTTATTTTCAACCACATTTTAATCTCACAGTAGACTTAGTAGATTCTATTGGAGAAAAGAGAGATGTTCCAATTATTTTGGATTCAGTAAGTTTTCAAGATGATTATGAAGGAAGTTTTGATACTAGAAGATCTTTAATTCACACTCTACAATTTACCGCAAAAACCTATCTGTTTGGTCCCATTGCTGATAGTAGTGATGGTCTTATCCGTAAGGTACAGGTTGATATGTACACCAGTACTGATATTAAAACTGCTAAGCGTGAAGTAAGATATACGGTTACACCAAAAGCACTTGAAGATAAGAATAATGATGGTGTAATTGATTCAACTGATCATGCTCTTCTCCAACCAGGAGATAATTTTGGATTTGATGAAGAATGGCAATTCTTCTCAGACGGAAAAACTTATAGTCCAACTCGCCAAACTGACCTTCCTTAGTAATAACCATGCCAGATAATTATGATTCCATTGACAAGGCACTCAATATTGAGAGTAGCATTGTTGAAACAGAACCAGCAGAGATTAGGAAGCCACCTATTCCTATTGAAAAAACTGATATTAAAAAAGATTATGAGTATACCCGCGCAAACTTATATTCTCTTATAGAAAAAGGTCAAGAAGCAATCAATGGCATCATGGAACTTGCAGGCGAAAGTGCGAGTCCAAGAGCATATGAAGTTGCTGGACAATTAATCAAGAGTGTTGCTGATACTACAGATAAATTAGCAGATCTTCAGAAAAAACTCAAAGATCTTGAAGAAGATTCGGTAAAACAAACAACTAATAATGTTACTAATAATGCATTATTTGTAGGATCAACAAGTGAACTTTCAAAACTACTCAAGCAAGGTTTTCTAAATAATAATAAGTCACAAGACGCATAGGTATGGCGAAAAAATCCTGTAAAAAAGGATATTACTATTGCTTCACTTCAGAGAAGTGTAAGAAGATTCCTAAGGGATGGCACCTTATGTCGTCTACTGGTCGTATTATGAGAGATAGTGAGCATAAAGAGGAAGAGGAGACCAAAAATAATGGTAATGGGAATGGGGA